GCACTTTGGAATGTCATAAAATCCATCCCAGGCATGCTGTGGGAAGTTATTAAATTAATTCCATCATTGCTTTGGAAAGGATTTAAATTCTTATTACTAATTCCTAAATTCTTACTTACTGCATTGCTGTCTGTTCCCAAGATGATTTATGGTTTTGTTGGAAAAATGTTTAATAAATTAGGATTAAAAAAGATAGGCGCATTTTTTGGTAAAGTATCAAAAGTTTTTGGAAGTCTTATCAACATTGTAAAGGCTATTTTCACTCTTAACTTTAGCGCACTTTGGGACGGAATTAAAGGATTAGGATCAGCACTTTGGGGAGTCATAAAATCCATTCCGGGCATGATTTGGCAAGTTATAACACTAATTCCATCGTTACTATGGAAAGGTATTAAAGGGCTTGGAGGATTAATCTGGAAAGGCATTAAGGCCCTTCCAGGTCTATTGTTGAAAGGCTTAAAATGGGCTTTAATAGGCATCGTTGCAGTTATAATTGGCATCCCAGCTTTGATTATTTATGGATTGTATAAGGCCCTGAAGTGGTTGACAGGAATGGTTTGGAAAGGAATTAAAGGCATAGGAAAATTCCTTTTAAAATTGCCTGGCATGATTTGGAGCGGAATTAAGACTCTTGTGAAATGGTTGTGGAAAGCCATGACTTTCATTCCTGTATTGGTTTGGACCGGGATAAAGAAATTATTGGGGTTATTATGGTCAGCAGTGGTGTCAGTAGGCAAATTCATAATGGGCATACCCGGTATGCTTTGGAGGGGAATTAAGGCAATACCAGGCAAAATCTGGGATGGGATTAAATGGTTGGGCGGGAAGCTGGCTGATTTCTTCTCTTGGATTTGGGGTGGAATAAAGAAGCTCCCCGGCATGATTTGGGATGGGATTGTAAGTGTTTTTGCAGCACTGCCTGGCTTCATGTTGGACGCAATTAAGTGGGTGGGAAAGGCTCTTCTAAAAGCTCTTAAATGGGCTTTAATAGGCATTGCCGCAGTTCTAATTGGTATCCCAGCTTTGATTATTTATGGATTGTATAAGGCCATAACTTGGCTGGGAAAAATGGTTTGGAAGGGGCTTAAGGCGTTAGGAAAATTCATTTTAAAATTGCCAGGGATGCTCTGGAGCGGGTTTAAAACAGTTGTTAAGCTTCTTTGGAAAGCCATGACTTTCATTCCCATATTGATTTGGAACGCTATGAAGGGCATGATGAAGTGGTTATGGAAAGGCGTTAAGAAACTCGGAGGCCTATTGTGGGACGGTGTAAAAGCGGTAGGAAGTGCAATTACATATATACCACGACAAATTTGGAAAGGTATTAAATGGGTGGGTGGAAAGATTGCGGACGGAGTTGGTTGGGTATGGGATAAAATATCTGACTTTTTCGGTTGGGTATGGTCGAGCGTAAAATCAGTAGGACAATACCTCTTAGCGTTACCAGGAAAAATTTGGGATGGAATTAAAGCAGCAGCCAAAGCTGTGTTTGTAGATTTCCCAGTTTGGTTGTGGAATGGGTTCAAAACGGCTCTGACAAAGGTTTGGGACTGGATAGTGAGTTGGGTGCCGGACTGGATGAAAGGAGAAAGCCAAGATGAAAGAGACGACCGTCTCAATCCATCGGGCGAAGGAGGGATAAAGGGTGCTGCTGAATACGTTGCGAATGCAGAGATGGGCAGAGGCGCTGCTCAAATCTGGCATGGCGAAACCTGGGGGGAGAAAGCGGCAGGGTTGGGAGAATTGGCAGTAGGTACGGCTACATTACCCGCCAGAGCAGCGATTGGGGCGGTAAAGACTGTTGGAGGATGGTTATCCAGCGGATGGAACTGGCTGACGGGAAAAGAAGGAATATCAAGCGTAAAAAAAGGCGGACTAGCACTGATTCATGCTGGCGAAATGGTTGTCCCTGCCGGTCAAAGCCTGCTCGACGACGGAGCAAAGTTGTCTGCACAAGGGACGGAGGGCAGGGCCGGTGTTGGATCTGCGCTTTCAGGGATGTGGGATTCTGTAAAAGGCTTTTTTGGACGTGGAATGGAATCTGCCCAATCTGCTTGGGCTAAATTGGGAGAGGGAGACCTTTTGGGCGCAGTAGGTGATGTGGCGAGCGGAGCTTGGGACTCCGTTGGCTCCATTGCTGGCATGTTTAATCCTGTAAATTGGTTTGGTGGTGGTGGTGGCGACGGTGGTAAAAAGGAATCAAGCATTGTCAAAATTCCCAAAATAACTCCCCTAGAGGCCATATCAATAAATGTTACCGCAATTAGAGACTTACTTGAACTTGGCTTAGTGAAACCTGTAGAAAAAATAGGGTTGGGGGAAGTGGCCGAAGGAGTCAAAACGGTCAAAGAGGCGACGCAAGTTGTGCAGGGCGGGCTGGACATGCGAGGTACTGGTACTGGCGGAAGGCCGATTGCAGCCGAAATGGTCAAAGCGGTTGATGAGTCGCTACTAGCGCCGGGCGCAGCCGAAATGGTCACAGTGGCCAGGGCAACGCCCATAGAGGCCATATCGCACCATGTTGCCGCAATTAGAGACTTACTTGAACTTAGCTTAGTGAAACCTGTAGAAAAAATAGGGTTGGGGGAAATGAGCAAAGCAATGATTCGATCTAAGTCTCTGACTGGTTCTGCGTCCCAAAAAACTGAAAAGGGAGGAATGTGGGGTTCTATAAAAGGCTTTTTTGGAAGTGGAATGGAATCTGCCCAATCTGCTTGGAGTAAATTAGGACAAGGCGACATTCTTGGGGCAGCAGGCGATGTTGGCGGCGGAGCTTGGAACTCCATTGGCTCCATTGCTGGCATGATGAATCCTGTAAATTGGTTTGGTGGAGAATCCTCATTGGGCCTTGGAGAGACCGTTTCTGCTGTGAGCGCAGTTATGCCTACAGCGGATATCCACGATAGGGTTCAACGAGACATAGCGACATCTAGATCGTCCACAGCAGTAGGAGGCAAAGAGTTATCGATGATTTCGTCATCAACAGATCAGCAATGTGCAACTTTAGTCGAAATACGTGATCATCTAAAGGCGATGAGAGATACCATGGGACAACCAGACACATCTTCAGGGTATTCATCACCAACTGCTGAAGGAGGAGATACTTCATCGAACATACAGCCTAAAAGTTCCCCAGAGTATTATAGATGGCAATTCGGTCAACATGCACAAGTTGGAAACAAACAAGTACTTAATCCTGGAACATAAAGATTAAATTAAATCACACTCGTATAGTAAAAGGAAATTAAATATGACTATACCCTCTAATGGAAAAAAATACCCAAAGGGATGGGGTCGAGCCACAGATACCTCAACGGCGAATCTTATCCCCATGGAGGCGTGTAAAATTACTATACGCTCAGAGGACATTCGCCTTAAAATTTTACCAGAGATAACAGATACAAAAAGTGCATCTTGGAATGATGAGCCTATTATGGGTAGATCATTTCCAATGAAGACCTATTCTCATTCCGAGAATAGGACGATCACTATGGTGTGTCATTTTGTAGTAATAGAAAACCAAGATATTGAAGATAATATAAGGGCTTTAAGACTAATTGAAAGCGCTGTATATCCAATGGATGATAAAAGATTCCCTTATAGGCCACCGCCGGTTTGCAGAATTGAATGTGGCCAACTACTTGGTGGTGCCGCAAACGGCGAGGATCGGATGCCACTTTGTGTTATTTTGAAAAGTTATTCAGTTCAATTTCCCACAGACGTTCCTTGGGATAATGGAATTCGTGGCGGGGTTATGTCAAACCAAGCGATTGGGTCAGCCACTTTTTTACCTTATAAGTTTGATTTAACTTGTAATTGGGAAGCAGTTTACCCTAGCGATGACTTACCAGGCCAAGAGAGAATCGCTTACGGTGATAAATTAAGTAATACACGTGGAAGTGGGAGATGGGGTAATTAATGGCAAACAAAATAGAAATATTGAAAACAGAAATAAACAAATATGTTGCTAGCACTAGTCGATATGATAGTGACAAGACAAAAGTCTTAAAATACTCAGATAATGGGTATTTAACTTTAAACACCTACAAAGGATGGAACATGGCTTTGTCCAATGAAGATAGATTTACAGTAATAGGACCGGGTCATGAATATCGACCAGATTTAGTTTCTTATGACGAATACGGACTTCCAGATTTCTGGTGGAAGATAATGGAAGTCAATGGAATTAAAGATATTTTTGATTTTAAATCAGGAGTCAATATAAGATTGCCTTCAATAGTTTTTTAGGAGTATAAGCATGGGCGCTCACCACCACGATTATAATTTCATTGATGTCCTTTCAAGTTCCACAGGTCTTGGCGCAATTGAACAACGGGCTATTGGATGTATTGGTAAAGCAGAATGTGTGGGACCTATAAAAAGACCATTGAAGTGCTCCGCACTTGCTCCTTGGGTCGTTTGTAGCTTTCTATCGACGTGGCCCTACAAAGGGACTAATATTGCCGCCACGGTGGGGGGTTTTGATCCAGCCGCCAAACAGGAAGGTCTTATAAAAAGTTATAGTATGGGGTTTTCTGATGGTTTAGGATGTAAATTAGAAATACGGGATAGAAAGGGTTCAGATCTTTCAAAGTTCTTTGAAAAATTAAGTAAAGCGCCTGACAAGGAAAAGACCAAGTATCAGATGAGAGTAAGATTCGGTTGGACATGTTATCATTGTGATGGCATACCTGGTTCACGCAAAGGCACCGGAGAAGCATGGGGCAAGTACGTTTCTAGGGAACACTTTTTTTTACCAACAACTCTGCAAATAAATTATAGCAAAGGAGGATTTAATTATATTCTGGAGGGGAATGACCTCATGCAAACCGCATTTCAACTCCAAATGGATAAGACTTATGGAAGCAGCGAAAATAAGATGAAGCTGAAAGATGCCGTGATACAAGCATGGAAAGATACTCCCAACGGGCCGATTAAATGCACTTTTAAACGTAGAGTACCAGGCTCGACGGCCATGGTTGATATTGACAAACCTTTTGTAACTGAATCAAGACAAGAAGTAGTAGGCAAATGGGATACTAAAGCCATGAATCCCATGTCCGCAGTGGCGGATTGGAAATCCAATTGGAAAACAGATGAAGGCTATGGTCTTCACCCTGTATGGGTTAGTGGCCCAGAACCTGAGATAATGTATATGGAAAGTGGATGCAATAAGACAAGAAAGGACTTGTGCGAGCACACCTATATCGTTAATGGAGGAAAACATTCTCCTGTTATATCATTTAATCCCACGATTAATTGGAAATACGCATCGACTGCTGAAGCATACGGCGGCGGTGCTGGATCAACTGATACTGGGGCATCGATGAAAAGAAAGGCATCAAGAGAAGATAACGACTGCATTGTTGTTGAAGCAGTGGAAAATGTAGGCGAAAGAACGTCACTTCCGCCTACTGATCAGGTTGTAGAAAACGAGGGGCCAGAAAATGCTCAAAAATCTTCTGATAAAGGGATGAACGCACAGGCTCAGGCCAATAATTTCTCGGAGAAGCTGGAAGCCGAACTTATAGTACAAGGAGATCCCCTGATGGATCAAGCTAAAATGTGGATAGGTAAGATAGTATCCATTGTTGTAGTAAATCCTTTCCATCCTGTTTTGAAAAGACAGGGCAGTCGAGGTCAAATAAAGAATTCTGAGTGGTTAGCAAATCCGACATGCAATCCAATCTTAACTAGCAAGCAATGGAGGATCGAGAATGTTTCTCATAATATGAAAGAAGGATCTTATACTACCACTATTAAAGTCCTGAGACTGCCCGGGCCTGAACTGACTCGGCTAACATATAAACCACCGGTGCCATAAGGATCGTTACAATCATGAAACAGACTATTTACCAATTAAATCAACGCATAAAGACACTAGAGAATCGCTTTTCCGAGATGGGATATAGCATGGAACAGGTGGTGCAATCCGGTCAGAAGCACACCATTAGATTGAGTGCACAAGCCGATTCAGAAGTAAATTTAACAACCGCCTTATGTGTTTCTACGCTAGACCCATGGAAGAAAGGAAGAGTTAGATTCTACTCCCCTTTATATCACAATCCTAAAACTACGGTAAGCCAACTTCCCTTTGCCGATCCCATATCAAATATGGGCGGGTTTGATGATTCCGGCTGCGTTTGGGTTCCTCCTGCTGGTTCCATGATTTGTTTGTTATTTGAACAGGGGCTGAGATCGAAAGCATTATACATAGGAACAGTTTGGTATAGAAATAGAGGCGAAGCAGGACAGCGCAATTGGAATTTCAATATAGATGAACACTACAAAGTATATGAAGGGCATAGAAAAGGATACCATATTGGACCCAATGATGGTTCACAAGTATATCCTCAATGGAATACAGAAAATTATAATGGCATAGATGTTACTTCAAAAGAGGATTTTGAATCATCCACGGCGGAGGAACAACAAAGAAAATCAACCTATCCAAACATTTATGGATTTAAGACTCCTGAAAAACACATGATGAAAATGGTGGATGGAGATCCCAAGTGTTGTCGAAGATGGAAGAGATTAGAAATACTATCTAGCACTGGGAATTGGATGATCATGAAAGATGATCATCTTCACCCAGCAGGACAATGGGCTAGTACAAAAACACAATGTTCTAAGGGTATGTCTTCTTGGTTTACTACTGGGCGTGGAGGGGGAAGCGAAGGATCTGGAGGGGATGAAAGTGATTGCGGACAAAAATCCCATGATCAATTTGGAGTCCCTTTATCAGGCTACAACCTGCAAGCCGGAAGCTTGTGCGATGGAGGGGAAGACGGAACTGAATGTTCCTCAACTGGCAGCAATGTTTGTAGCAATCCTTATGCCAAACATATAAATGAGGACAGGCCATATAGAGGCCCTCTAACCCCACAAAACAATTCAGCAGAATTGGGCCAAAGTGGGATTCAGTTGCTTTCTTTAAGTGGTCATTCTTTTGTAATGGATGATCATGTTGAGCAACCAGATGGAAAAATTGAATGGGAAAAGTCTCAACTGCCTTTTAGTTTTGGTTGCACGGACAAATTTTATGGAAAGATGATGTTAAAGTCTGCTACCGGGCACATGATAGAATTGGGAGATTGTGAAACTCCCGCCAAAGTAAGGGCACCGTTCAAAGAAGAATCACATTTTAATAGAGCACCAGCCAATATCCCACATAATGGTATTAAATTATTAACAGCATGCGGAAACAGGCTTCAACTTAATGATCACACCATAAATGAAGAGGGATTGGCAGGAAAAAACCGTGGAATAGCTCTAGAGTCTACTAGTCGCCATCACATCTGGATGGTGGATGAACAAAATGAACAATCACCGTCAGTTAGACGAGAAGGTGGAACTCCTGTCAATAAATCTAAAAAAGCATTCATACAGATAAGATCAGGATATGGTCTTGAAATACATATGGGTGATGACAATGACCAGGAAGAAACACAAAAACAATACATTCAAATATTCGCACCTCAAAAAGATAATAAACAAAGAGGCCCGCATATTCAAAGATTTCAAGAAAGACCTACTGGGCCTGGTCAAATATTTTTGCGTGCAGGAGGGGATTACATCGTATCTACCTATGATAACCAATTCTCTATTATTGGGGAACCTGACGAAAACCCATCAGACAAAATAGAATATATAACTCGCAATAAGGTAGTGTTTGCAGAAGAAACATACTTTAATAAAAATGCAAGAACGATAATTTTTGCCGATGAATTTATTGCTTTATTGGCTAATTATGATTGTACTTCGCCTGGGGATGATGAGAAGATGGGCACAAAGGATGACGAATGCACTCCCTGTGTTTATCCTGTAATTGTAGGGAAGTGTGCAAAACCATGTCCATTGTTCCCTCACATGATTCACTGGACCGAGGATTCAATGAGTGAAAGAGTGTTTGCATCCGCAGCGCAAGAACCATGTGGTAGTTCATGCGACTTGTAGATCGGTGTTCAGAATAATAACTAACAAGTAAGGTTTTTAAATGAGAAAGATTAAAAATGGAATTTAAAGGCATGCCATATCCAATTGTTCCCGATGCCAGGGGTTTGCTTCATACTCAAAGGGGTATTCCTCAAATTAAAGCAGACATGTTGTCTTTGCTCTTAACTAATCCTGGAGAAAGAGTTTTTCTTCCCACATATGGAACTCCTTTGAGAAAGTTAATATTTGAACAAAACGATCAGGAACTGGTTAGTGCTGCAAGACAGATGATTATTGATTCCATTAATGATTGGGAACCTAGAATAACAGTAGATGCCATAGAAGTAACTAATGGATTAGAACAAGACGGGCTAAATAAAGATGATGATTTAACTGAACAGAGCGCAATATTGAGTATTAAAATTTTATTCTTTGATCCTGAAAACATATTGGATTTACAAGAATTGGTTTTAAAACTGCCCCTGGGCAGCGGAGGTCTATCGCCTGACACTGACGTTTCGGCCACATCGCAAGACGCAGCCGTAGTAAATGCAGAAAATTAAAAGTTTAAAAATTGGGAGTTAATTAAAAATGCCTGACAATTGTCTAAGAGATGCAACACCTATAGGTGAATCGGAACTGATTAAAAATCCTCCTATTTTTAATCTTAATTATACCATTCAAGATTTTTGGTCATTAAAAACTAGGT